AGAGTATTAAAATCATCTAGCATGTAGTCGTTGCATAAGCAAACAAAAACATAAAACTAAATCGAGAATTTGAATTAAACCTACAAAGCAGCGGGTATACCTTCTGTTTTTATAAGGCTCAACTAGAATCACAGATTCAGGAGTCCCAATTCATCAGTAGAACTTAATTTCAAGACAAAGTCTAGATCTAGGAACCATTCAAATGAAGTTGCTAAAAGTTAGAAAGACCCCATATCTCACCTTGGCGCATGGCTGTTTCAAGTGCAAACAAAAATGCTACTGCGATAATATCGCGCCGTACTGCGATAGTTTGTCCGTCAAAACCCAAGGAATCAAGAATGCGCTCAATCTCCGTATCACTTATACGGCGATCTCTTGGGTGAGGGTTTTTAGGACGCCTAATACCACGTATGGGGTTTGCAATTGCCCAACGCCAGCGTTTACCTTGCTCATAGACCGCACTTAAAAGATTGAGATCCCTGTTAACACTACTGCTCTTAATGCGCGTTAAGGAAGTCTCAATCCAAGCATCAAAGTGCGTTTGTTTTACGTCTGCTATTGGCATGAGTGCCAGTGGCTCCCGTAAGAATTTATTCAAGCGGTTATGTTCTGTGCGGTGGCTTTTTTTAGAGGGTGTAATGTCATCACGGTAGCGATCAAATAAATCGCCCAGTGTTTTACCTTCCACCAGCCCATCAGGTGATAGGGTTTGCTCAGCCTCAGCAGCCCATGCCATCGCCTGTATTTTAGTATCGAAGGTTTTGGATTTGTACTGCCCACCGATACGGATTTCAGCGGTGAAACGTTTATTGGTTCGCTTTTTAATCGTAGCCATGATTAATCCTCAGTCGTATTCCGGTCGTAATTGAGTCGTAAAATCACGCGAAATATGGTGGGTTATGGCTAACTATATAAAACCATAACCACAACGATTCAAGGCTAAGTCATTGAATAATAAGATAAAGCTAGATGTAGCCGGATATGGCAAAAAGATAAGTGGTGCCCAGGGCCGGAATCGAACCGGCACGAGGTTTCCCTCGAGGGATTTTAAGTCCCTTGCGTTTATATAATATAACTCTACATATAAGCATATTGAATTTGATAATTGGTGCACCATACACCCTATGATCTCTTGGTACTTATCCAGCCACTAAATCGTTTATTTTTCACACTAAAACTCACAGGCTTAAAGCTCCACCATTTGTGGGTTATTCGCGCCATTTTCACGCCATCAAAACCAATGTCATATGGCTGCCAGCCATAATTTAATCAATTCAAATAGTCTGTTACTCTTTGATCAAGGAGACATGCAGGTATGAAATATTTAATCTTTATAATTTTGTTGGTGCCGGTGCTGGCTGTGGGTGGAGTGAAGGAGGATTGTAAGGAGGCCGTACCTAAGTGGATGGAACGCAATACTCGTATAGATGCCGGGGAGGCGACGGAAATATGTGAGAAGTTCGCGCGGATGAGGCTAGCCATAAAAGATACCCCGGAGAGCGTCTATGTTATAAGAAAAGGTAAATTGGCGTGTGCCCTTCGCAAAGACTACATATCAACCTACAACCATCTTTTTGACTCCGGACGTAGATACAACTTCAGAACAATCATGGCTATGGGGAATTCTTGCTTAACCATCTCAGAATCTGCCATAGCGATAATTCAGGAAAGAACGGATTTTGATAATCCCGTAGTGCCGATAGCCTATTTCTACAGTCACGAATATTACTACCCTTATCGAGGCTGGATTCATGTCAGCGAAATGGTACGGGGCGATAAATATATGGCTGCTCGCGTTAAGTAAATTAGTGACGGCATTAGGCATTCGAGAGCGAGGCAGGCGATTAATACATAAATCATTTAGCGCTAATTCCGCAGTTGCGCGCTATGAAGTACTGTATTTTGATTTATTTGCAGCTGGCCAGGTTAGGCCTGAGTACTAGACTTCCAGCGCATCCAGCCGCGATTTTATGCTGATTATGTCGTCTTCTGCTGCAAGTAACGAAAAATCTATTGAAGCAGTGAGTGACTCTAGAGTAAGTATATCGCTTAAAACTGACGAAGGAAGACGGCTGACAGATACGGTACCTTTTTTAAGATTAAAAGCATCGTTCTTGTCAGAATTTAAAACCATAAAAGAATCAGCGCTCGCAACATATATCAGCTCAACGATATAGGCAGTATCTACAGAACCAATCGCGCAGCTAGCATTCGCGAAATTGTCAACTATAGGTTTTACGCCAAGGCCTGCGACATTGACTGTCGGCGTTAGTGAATTGTTAGAAAAGTTAGGTTTGAATACAGCTCTCATTCCGTCGAAGTAAGCCGCAGGTGCTAACTTGCTACCAACGGTGTTTAAAGCCATAGCGTTCACTGAGCCGGAGTCTGTGTAATAACTACCACCGGCAGCATAGGCAGAGATAGCCTTGCTCAACTGCGTCCAGTCTGCGCCAGCTGCGGATTGCCCGGTCGACTCTATGGTCGAAACTACTTCTTCTTGAATGCCGTTTAAAAACTCTGCGTTGACAACCGTTCCCAGAACACCGTTCCCGGCATCCCCGTCTGTAAACTTTTGATCTTGCGTTGCTGATGCGTCGTCGATTCTATCCATTTTTATGCGTCCTGGTATATGAAGTTAACAATTGTGTGAGCTGGCTTTAATTCTCGAATTACACATTCGATAGTGGTGCCGCCGAAAAATAAAAGATGCTCTCCCGCTCTACCTGCCCCTGCCCGGAAAAGTATGCGCTCTGATTCTTCCGCTATCGTCACAGTAAAAGTAAAATCCAAATTATCGACAACTGTTCCAGTTTTGCCATAAGCAGAAATCAATTGTTCTAATGACTCTTTTGTGTTTTCACCGTTATCTATGTATCGAGCGAATACCGCCGCTCTTCGCTCTTCAAAGGAAAGCTCTACTCCAGCGAAACAATTACCGGGTAGCCCATATTCCCTTTCCCAGTCTTCGAGCATTTCGCTTGTTGTTTGTGGATCGGTTTCTCTAATTAAGTCCTTGGCTCGCTGATCAATTCTTTCAAACTCTACAGCGAGGCCCGCTAGTATTTTTGTCTGTAACTTCCCTAAGGCGAAAGAGAAAGCATCACCGGGCGCTAAAAGGTTTTGCAGAAGGTTTTCGTATTTCATTAAATTGTCTGCCAGGTGATTATTCCGAGGATTGCTATTCCTTCGTTACCAATTGGTATAGCGTTACCAATAGCAGCTGGAGTAGTTGAAACAATGTCGTTGTCGTTTTCACCGTTCGCTACAGATATCGCTTCACGAATTTTGCTTAGTGGAATATCTACGCCCGGCTCAGACATTCGAAGAAGCAAGTCTTTAATCTCTGCTGTAACTGCGTTTTGTACAGAGATGGTGTTAGGGGCAAGTTTAATTGTCAGGCTTACAGTGATTGGAGTGGGAGCGAATACTACGATACCTAGAATTCCTAAAGGTCTTACAGAATTGATATGATCCCGCACTTCGTCAATCTTCGCGGCGTCCGGAATAATAGAAGCTTCAGCATCTGTAACAAAGCAAATTCCAACATTTCCAGCCCCACCGTAGGCGTCAAAGCACCACGCCCGAGTAACGCCAGGGCGCTCTTTTGCCCAGAAAATATAATCGGCTTCATTACCGCCTCGCGCTGGTTTCTGTTTTCGATCTTTCGTTCTTGCTCTGAGAACTTCAATATCTTCAGGGTCAACACCATTTGTAATTCCGCTTCCGTCAACTACGGCGTCTGAATTCACGCCAGCTAGAGGTGACAGCAAAGATAGAACGGTTGTTGCGTTTGAATTGCCTTCGCTTCCGATCGACAAGCATGTGACTGCTACTTTTGCAGTGCCGGAAACAATGGTGGTATCTGTATCAACAGAAAACTCTAGCGAATCACTTCGTTGAACTGTCGTTCCTGCCAGAATTACAGAACCGTCCGTGCCTGTAAAATCGATACTACCTGCAGCATACGTCGCGGACTTCTGCGTCATATTGTAATGCGAAGCGTGTCGTTTCACGTTGTTGTCGTCACATGTGTCGAGTAGCGTTTGCTTTGATATCCAATCTAAATGCCCGTGTAGCAGATGAAAGCCACCTGACACAGCTTTAGCAAGAATCCCCAACGCACTTCGTCTAAGAACCTTTCCCTCTCCACCTACTACGCGACTAGAAATGTCCGCAATAACTCGATCAATTAATTCCGTCAAACTTGGTCTAACAAACGTCATACTTTTAATCCCTGGCTTTGCCAAATGTAGTCGAATTTATAATAGATTCTTCCTGAAGGTCTTTTGATTTCAATCGCGATAAGAAGAAGGTTCGAATTAATAATCTCTGTCGTTACTGCGACGTCGCTGGCAATCTTGTCATCGATCAGCCATTGGAGCGCTTCTTCACAATACTTCTTTGCTCTTGTTGCGGTTTCGTTCGTGAGCTTTTCGCGTCTCAGCAGCCGCAACTTGGACCCAGTCGAATCGCCTTCAACCTCTGAAGCGAAGTCGCCCCAGAACCCTCCCGGATCGTCTTCGCTATGCGGCAACTCTTCTACTGAAACGCGAGCATCGCAAAGCAAAGAAAGGAGAACGGCAGACTCTAGCCCGTCATCCATTCCCAAATCTCCATTAACTAGAATAAAATCAATAACGCCATCTTGATATTTTAATGCGAAGTCTGTCATTTTTTACTCTTCAACTACTAACATTTGTGTCGCAGGCGCAGTCGCACCCAGCCCGGCGTGGCTATGCAAGTTGTAGACACCGCGCATTTGATCCATCGTTCCGCTACGATCAGCAACAGTTCCAGAAGCTTCTACAACAGGAGAATTCAATTCAATCTTCTCTGATGCGTTCACTTTGAATGTCTTCGTGTTCATTTCAATATTGTTACCGCGTTTCAATATAATGTAGTCGCCTTCGTCCGTATAAATAGCAACTTCACCACCTTCTAAGCCTCTCAAGCGATAGCGCCGGTCATCTACTGCAACAATGATTCCGTGGTCTCTAGAGCCGTTTGGGAATAGAACAACAGATTCACTAGTTACCAATGGGACGCCCGTAAATCCGTAGTTTTGCATTCGTTCAAGGTTCTTTATTTCGCCCTTCAGTATTTCTACCTGAAGAATTTGAAGCCCATTAGTGTCGTCAACGTTACGAACAACAGCGCGAGCTACGATCATATAAACTCGGCGTCTAAGCTTTCTGAACTCTTGCTTTATCTCATTTAAATATATCAACGAATTTCACCCCACCTTCCGACTCTATAACTGGCTTCGGCTCAAAAGAGCCGCGTCGCACTAGCTCCAAAGTTGTTTCACTTCCGTTTTCACCATGCGTGAACGTTACGGACTGAATCAAAAGCGATTCATCAAGATCTAGTGTGTGAGATTTAACTTTAACTAATTTGTTAATTCCCCAAAGCTTGCCCTTAGGCTTCTGACGCCAGCCTGCCACTGTAATCGTTGCTGTATAGCTTCTTGCAAGCCGAATACTCGCTTCCCACTGCGCTCTTATTTTTGCGTCTGGGCTGGTCGCTGCTGTTTCAGCAATTATTACTAGAGGGCGCTCTCTTGAAATACCGTCATCTTTTACAAAGATCCGATCTTCTGCCTTGCCTTCACTATGAGCGGCTTTCTCGCCTGCGAACCAATCGACTGCGTTTGTTTGACCTTTCACGGTATACGATGAGAAACGCTCAGTTTCATCTCCGGTATCGGTAAGGGTCTTTATATTTTCGCCTTCAACAAGGGCCGCTTCTGAATATTCCGTTCCCGGTTTCGTAACTATTATTGTTCCGTTACCATCACTGTAGAAAAGAAGTCCGCGCGGCTTGGCATAGCGATCAATGAATTCGAAAGCTGTCTCGCCTGGCTGAATAGATATATCTGAAAATTTGTCTCCAGCATCGCCCCGAAAATCGACTTTCTTAATACCAAACGGCTTGGAAGCAATTTCGATTATCTTTTTTAGATGAACATCTTTTAAAGTAAACGGCTCTATAACAAGGCTACAGTCGATCATATCCCCAGTCGTATCTCTGCCCATCACTTTCAGCTTTCTACTCTCTGGTGTTGCGCTCCGCCTACGCTTTTCTATATAGCCATCGAGGACCATTTCACCGCTAATAGAGATCTTTGCACGATCACCAATATCGACAGGCCAAGAGGCGTCGCTTGCTATCCATTTATCAGAGTATTCAATCGTGAAACCAACTGACAAAGACCTGATAGATCGGTTAATGCTGAAACTTTCCCATCCAGCAAAGCGGCGATTACCAATTATTAATTCAAATTCATCCATCAGATAAGACCACCAAAGGAGAGCCACCGATTAAAAAACCGGGATGGCTAACATTGTTTCTTGCTACCACTTCATCGCCTCTTGTAGCATCGTTATAAAGCCTATGCGCGAGAACTAAAGAAGGCAGTGTGGTTGCTGGGGTCACTTCCTGCAAGACCGGCAACTGCTTGTCAAACGCTGGCAGCGCTTGAACTAAATGAGTCCGCACATTAGACACGTCGATGTATTGGGAGGTGTCGTCAATTTCTTCTTGAATAATATCGAGAACGTCGGCTATTACTGTTCGAGCGTATATCGCATCGTCTCGCGATTCATACTCTCCATTAGCAGCATAAAACGCAGCGTTGGAGGCTGCTATCGATTGCACATACTGATACAGAGCCAATTTATTCTCGTTCACTCGCGAGCGCGTGGGCGTTACTGCTGTGATTTCTTCGTCG